TGGGTTTTATTATCGTATATCGATTTGTAAAGAGTTAACTCGGTCATTATACTACGTAAATGAATCCACCGTGATTGCCTAAATGATCCGGTGCTGTCCAGCCTTCAGGTTTAATAAGATCTGGTAGTCCTAAAGGATTGGGTCTTCCTTCTTTAATACCAACGCTCTTATCCATGTTAGCTTTAAGAACTTTATTCCATGCTTCGTTAGCATCAACTTCCATTAAGTCTAATGTTCCAATAGCAAATACACACATATCGATTAGTGCATCTACCATCTCCTCAGCATCATTCGCTTTAATAGCATCTTTAAACTCATCCACTTCTTCTTGGACGCATTCAGCTCTAAATCTAATAAACGATGATAGTGTACTTACATCCATCCCCTTTACTAGTGTGTTAATTCCATATTTGTCATGCATCTTGTGCATGTCTAGTGGCCAATTTATACTCATTATATTTTCTCCGTTATATATCTATTATACCATAGTTCTCAGTAAAAGTACACCCCTTAAAAAAAGTTTTCTAAAGTGAATTCTGGTTCTGCTTTCCATCCGATCGAATCTAAAATCGGTGTTATCACACTCATATATGTCTTATCAAATTGCATATCATAATCTATATATGATTCTAACTTAAGTTGCTTTGGTAGATAATCAATGAAAGAGATTACATTCTCCTTTATTGGATTAGGCTTCTTAAGATATGTGAATTTAATCTTGTCGCCTGGTGTAATTAGATTCACACGACGTTTAAGTCTATTCTCTGTAATAAAATTGTTATGAATGAGTGCACCACGAACATGAATAGGTGTACCTTTCGAATATACAGTTTCGCTATCCTTCCATTTATCAAGCTCGTTAACACCACGAGGGAATGCTACTTGCTCTGGTGATGCTGACACGAATACTTGTTTAAAGTCTGCAATTTGTTTTTGAACACTTTCTTCGTCCTTAGTCATAATCGTCGTGAATAAACTCTTTAATTCATCACGACATATCTCAGGGGTAGAACTCTTAATAGCTTCAATACCCATAATCTTTAACTTGGGCTTAGTATATCGAACACCTTCGTTATCATGTACATTTAAGATGTAACGTTTCTTAGCTGTCCAAATACCTCGATCAGCAATAACTTCTCGACCCATGACCATTTTATTAGTGATACCACCCAACCTAGAGTATAAATCATTATAAGCGTTAACAAGGACATTCTCCAATTTACCACCACAAACTTGATCAAGGAAGTCAACAGGGTTAGGAGGGTTAAGCTTATGTACAAGAGGACCCAGGTTGACGTAAACACTATCAGTGTCAATAGCAATAACATAATCAGTGTTTCCATTTGTCTCCATTAGTTTGTTTAAATATTCATTAAGATGTTTCTCTGCCCATTTGATCGTGGCTTGTCCAGATAATGTTACGGCAGTAGCAATACGTATATCAAAGTATCTGAACCATATATTACCCATAGCACCATACAACGAGTTTAAAAGAAGCTTGATCGCCATCTGATTATTCTTAGCAATAGCTATTCTTTTCTCAGCTTCATAAATTGCAGTCTTATTTGTCTTATCACAATTCTCTAAATCCTGTTGTGCTTTTAACATTTTTTGTTTAATTAATACACGCTCTTCGTACATCTCTTCAATAATACGAGGGAGTACACCTTGCTTAGAAGTATCGAATCGTACACCATTAGCGGCTAGTGCCGTATCAGGCCTTGAGTTCTTAACTTTATTATCTAATATAGTATCCACTGTCACTTGCAAGTCTTTACCCGCAATGATAGTTTCAGGACTCATGTTATACTGCATAATGATCGAAGGATAAAGTGAGTTCAAGTCAAACGATACAACCCAGTCATGCTTGCCGACCATAGGATCTTTAACATATCCACCCGGATAAGATTCTTTCTTATGAGATTTTGGTTGAGGAATAGCTATACCGATCATGTCTAGATCACGATAAATAATTGAATCCCAAATAGCAACAGTACCCATAACATCGTTATAGTTAACACCACCTTTGTATGCCATTGTCATTGCAAGCGTAATAAGACCTAGCTTATCCTCAAGGCGATCGATCAACTCAACGTCTTTAATATTATAGTCAATAAACTTTTGATAGTTCTTTGCATATAGTATGTTAAGATCACCGAACTCTTCATAGGATAACTTCTTCTCACCTAATTCAACATGACCAATATGATCTAGTTTATACGATTCTCTTGGTACATACGTAAACTTCTTATATATTTCAAGATAGTCAAGAATAGTTACACCTTTTAACTCAAAGGTTTGTCGTGCATGACCAAAGGTTTCAATCTTTCGTTCTGCAATATCACCCCAAGGCGATAACTTCTTCATTATAGTTTCACCACATACCGATGCAATTCTATTTACAAGATATGGTATATCAAAGAAACGTACATTCCAACCGGTGATGATATCTACATCTTGCATATGAATAACATATCGCATAAGCAATTCTTTCTCATCATTACATTTAGTGTATATCACTTGGTTGGTTTGCATATATGACTTCTCAACATCATATTCACCACAACCAAAGACATAATAGATATCATCAATGTTATTCTTGCATGTGATTGCAGTCACCTCTTGATCTGCTATATCAGGGTGAGGGAAGCCGTCTTCGAATTTTGTTTCAATATCGATAGAGGTTATGTTGATATGTTTAGGATCCCATTTGATCTGGCCAGGGAATTCTTGATTCAGATATTGAATAGCATAATTGGTATTACCATATATGTTAAACCGGTCTACACCAGAATATTGCTTGACAAAGTCTGAAGCTTCTTTCATTGAACTAAAGTCGATAGGTTCAATGTTACTCCCGTCAAGAGATTTCCATTTAGAAGAAGTATCTTGTGAGGTTACGTAAAGAGTAGGTTTGAAAGGGATAGCGCGTTGGACACGCTTTCCGTCTTCATAGCCGATATAGCGAATTTTATTGCCGTATCGATATGCATTAGTATATATTTTTTTGTTAATCATGTATCTATTATAACACAATTAATAGCAAATGTACACCGTTTATGTAACTATTTTTGAGGCCGGTGTCATAATAGCACCGGTAGCTTCCTTATATTTATCAGACAATTGTTTTGAAGGATTAACAACGAACATTACATCTTGTACCCGGATCGGTAAAGTTTTAAAGTCGGCATAACCCATGTACGGTAAGAATTGAATCTTGCCATCTGATGTAGGGATAATAATTAAAGGTGTTTCGATTGTAACGTGGAGCGGGTTAGTATCTATAATTGTACATAGAAGTTCTTCGCCTGTTACTAGTCTTACGATTTGAGGTTCACTCATATATTTCTCCATTGTATAGTGTGGTATACAGTATACAGCTTAATGTATACTGTATATTACATTTAACCTAGTAGTAGTTCTTTAGCCTTATTGCTAAATTCACCTAAGTTAATTGTTTGTGGTTTCTCTTCCTCTGGTACTTCATTTTCAAGACCAATTAGTAAGACACCATCTACGATATCAGCACCAACAACCTTAATAGTTTTGGCTAATGTAAATGATCTTGTAAAGTCTCTTGTTGAAATTCCTTTATGAACATAATCAGTTATATCATCGGTAAGAAGTCTTGTACCTTTCACCGTTAATACACCCTTCTCTAAAGTCAAATCAATCTGATCTGATTGAAATCCAGCCACTGCGATTTCAATCAAGTAATGATTATCATCTTTCTTTACCACATTATATGGTGGGTATGATTGTTGTTTCTGTGGGGTTTGGATCGAATCAAATAATGAATCGAAGCCGAAGAACAAATCTTTTTGAAAGTTTGTCATGTTGTTTTCTCCTGTTAAGCGAGTTAAATTATAGCATCTCTCGTGAGATACTTCTACATTAGAGTACCCGTTAGGCATACTCCAAATTCTTTTTAAATTGCGGTGTTACTTAGTTCCTATGTTATATTTCGGACACAATTCCCACTCAGACTTTTCTTTATGAGATATAATTTTTATCTGGTTTAATGGAGCTGTATCGCCGATAGCATCAACAGTCTCTAATAAACCCCAATCTGACATTAGCGTAACGATTGTATTACGTCTACCAACATCATTTTCTGTTAAGTTAGATGGCTTACCATCTAACAAAAATAATTCTTTAAAGTGAGTTATAAAGTATCTACCTTGCTTATGCAGGATATGACAAGACTGGTATAGTTTAGAATCTTTCTTCGAAGCAACACCCATTCGAGTTAGAGTCTCTCTTATCTTTAAGAAGTCATCCGGTTGTCCTAAAACAACTTCCAACATCTGGTCTGGGCTCCAATCAACAATCTCATCATTTAGTTCCACCATGATCTATACGTTCCTTTATCGTCTTCAACTGATTATTAGTTAAAAGCGGAAGAACGTCTCTGGCCTTTTCATTTGAATACCCGTAGTATTCTTTAATAGATTTTATATCATCAGACTCAGAAGCTTTATTCCACTTCGAGAAACGTTTGCGTTTCCTGATAATATTTATATAAAACGCGAATTGCAATTGTCCATCGACATGTGCTTTCATATTCATCTCATTAGCGTATAACACAGTGTCAGGAAAATAAGAAAGACCGCGGTTAACCATAAAGGCCGGATAGTCTTTGTTATCTATTACAGTATCTTTAAAATGATACCATACATTTTTATTAATAGCATTTAAATAAGAGAACGGATTCTTATCTAAGGCATTGGTGTTACGATTTAGTGTCATTTAAATTGACCTTGTGACATGATCTCGGTGAGACAAGCAACAGTATTCAATTCATGATCTGCAACGAATGCATCTTTATATGAGTAGTCGGCAAGTGTCATAACCAATTGAGGTATATAAGAAGGATCAACATACTCTAGCATGTTATCATATATCATTCTGAATAACTTAGCACTCTCCATATCAATGTTATCCACAACCCATTTACGCATACCTTTAAAGTTCTTTTTCTTAAGGTCAACCATAAGTTCTTTAATAGACGTTTCTGATAATGTCACTAGAATGCCTGCATCAATAGTACCACCAACACTGTACCGTTGACATTCATTCAGGACACGTCTCCAATCAGGCATATGTTTCATGATTAGTTCAGCAACAACTCTATCTTCAAACTTGATATGTTCAGTTGTTAAAATAGTCTTAAGACGTTCCATGAATTGACCGGCCATGATAGCCTTTGAACCAGTATTGAATTCATACACAGAACACCGTGAGTGCAATGGTTCAATAATTCTATTCTTGAAGTTACAAGTTAGAATGAATCGACAGTTGTTAGAGAACTCTTCAATGAATCCACGAAGAGCCGGTTGAGTAGATTGGGGGTTTAAGTAATCAGCCTCATCTAAAATGACTACTTTATATCCTCCCTGTAATGAAACAGTTGAAGCGAACTGTTTGATTTTACCACGAAGAGTATCGATGTTTCCATCTTCCGAACCGTTAATGATTATATGATCAAGCCCCATTTCATTACAAAGTGCTCTGGCTACAGTGGTCTTACCAACACCAGCTGAACCAGTAAACATCATGTTTGGTAGCTCACCACTCTTAATTATTTGTTTAAATGTAGTCTTTAAAGATTCATCTAAAATACATTCATCAATAGTGGCTGGGCGATATTTCTCAACCCATAAAAAATCATTTCTCATTCACATCTCCATAGTATAATTAGGTGGTTGTTTCACGCCCATTACAACCAAAATGGAAACAAGGAAAGGAGCTATTGAGCTCAAAAACCTTTGCGTTAACTTATATCTATTATAACATAATGCGTACTAAAAGTACACCGTTATTTGGACAAATCTTCGAACAAATCTTCAATGTCATTGTTAGTTGCTTGCACTTCTGCCATGTTGGCTTTATGCATAATATTAGCAACCTTTTTAAGTACTGCTTTATTGATGTCATGTTTCTCGGCTAACACGTTCACTGTCTCTTTAATGAATTCACGTTCAGCATCAATACGAATCATTGAGTCAATAACATCTTGCATTACTTTCTTTACATCTTTCTTATCACTTTCTAACATAATATAATTCCTATAATTTAATTTGGTGCACCTGCACTGACTTGAACAGTGGACCTGCCGATTATGAGTCGGATGCTCTAACCAACTGAGCTAAAGGGGCGGGTGCTACTTAACCTTCTTTAGTTGATGCGTCTTGCCAACCATCATCCGACTTAAGTTCGTCTTCTTCTTCTAACGATTCGGTTTGTTGTTTAGCTACAGTATATTTTAAAAACAATTCTAACTTATTTCTAATAGCACCAACTTCAGCTAATTCAGGACCTTCAAATGCTCCACGCTTTGACACGATATCGATGATTTGAATAACTGCTTTGATATCGGCTAAGCCAACATTTGGGATTTCTTGTTCTACTTCACTCATGTTATACTCCGATTTTAGATGATTTTTCTAATGCTAACCAATAGTCAACAGTATCTGTAGTTACCTTTGATATCATTTTCGAAGCTACTTCGAATTTATATTCATCGGCTTGATTAAACTTAAAGTTGTTTATATTAAAAACAAAC